GCACGCCGCGTGCCGCGGGGCGGAAGGACCCGTGTACGGCCGTGCACTATCGTGCACGGCCGTACACTCATGCCGAGTATTTCGATAGCCATCCACAACCGGCCGCGAGTATTTCGATAGCCGACGGCCGTCGGCCGCGGGATATTTCGATAGCCGACCATGTTCACGACCGGCCGACCGCGACCAGGTCGGCGACCTGGTCGCCGCTGACCGCTGGTCGCTCGCCGCTGGTCGCTCGCCGCTCGCCGCTCGCCGATGGTCGATGGTCGATGGTCGATGGTCGATGGTCGATGGTCGATGGTCGATGGTCGATGGTCGATGGTCGATGGTCGATGGTCGGATTCTCACTTACCAACTGTCCGGTCGGAAACAACTTCGCAGCAACGCCCGTATTCCAGCACACAAAAATATTTTTGTGTGGAGTACTTGACGTCTACTATCCGATGGGATACTATGACAACAACACGGGAGCGAAAGACGATGAACACTGCCGAACACAAAGCCGCCGCCGCCGGGATCGAGTGGACCGACGTGATGGCCGTCTATCGTGAAATGCGGGCGATGGAATCCGACCTGGTTTCAAGCCAGACCGCATTCCGCCGCGAGGCTTTCCAAGAGTTGTCCGGCGACCAACACGGCGGCCGGGCGAAGTTTGCCAACCGCCATGCTTTCACGACGGGCGACGAAGCAAACTTGTCGCTAGACACTGTGGCCGCATTCCGCGGAATGCGGTCGGCCGACCTTTACTCCGACCTTGCCGCCGACGCCCCGACACTACGCGATGCCGACGCCGTTATGCGGGAGGCGATCGCCCGCGTCATCGACCAGGCGGCCGCCGCCGACGACGTGGAAACGACCTGGACCGGTCTAGTTGCTGCCGCTGCCGCCGCCGACATAACCGAGCAATGGCTTCGCCAACTCGTCCGGTCCGGCAAGGTCCGCGGCCGCAAAGTCGGCCGTAACTGGCTTGTGGCCGCGGCAGACGTGGCTTTCTTCCAGCGACACCCAACCGCCGGCCGCCCCCGTGTTCGTGCCCACCTTGCGGCCGCCCCGTTCTAGCCTATTGTTGCCCATCGGACACAACCAACAACACAACCCCGAACCGGCCGCGGGATTCAATCGGCCGGAACACTTGAACGGAGCTTCAACCATGAGCGTTGCAAACCTTGATACCTCGAATCTTGCATCCTTTGCCGCGGCCGCCGTCCGGCTTGGCTTGGCACAACTGGCCGACGTGGCCGAACTTCTGGCCGCCGTGGCAGACGCCAACGCGGCCGCGTTGGCCGCTCAATATGGCGACGACGTGCCAACCATAACCAAAACCGACATAGCGTCGGCCGCGCTCGAAATCATGGCCGACCGTGCCGACGATCGGGGATGGCCGCCGCTGCTCTACAACTGTGTCACGAACGACGGGCGGCTATATCTGGCCGACGACGTGGCCGAAACCGTCCGCGGCTTGGAGCGTATGGTGGACAGCCAACGCGACGCCGACGAGCGCCGCATGGCACGGGCTGAGGCTGACGCCGTCGCCTATGACGACGTGCCGCAGCTCCGCACAACCGACGCCGCGGCCATTCGCCAGGCCATGGCCGACGCCGGAGCCGATCGCGTCATAGTGGCGAAGTTTCGCGTGGATGAGTCGGACGGCCAAACCGACTATTTCGGCGGTCGGACCTCGCGACAGGTCGTGATCGGTTTCGGCCGCGGGAAGCGTGAGTCGTTCGCACAACTCCGCAAAGCCGCGGCCGCATTCAAGCCCACGGCCGACTACGGCCCCGGCCGCGGCCGCTGGTACGCGTCGGCGGTGCTCGGTGCCGATTGCCGCGGCAACGGCTGTTTCATGTACGCCGGCGGCCGGTCGCCGTGGCACAGCGAAAACCACGCGGGCCCGTTCCCCACCTGTGCCGCGGCCGAAGCGTATACGGCCGGCAAGCACCTGGAAGCCGTCAACGTCGACGGCGTAACTGTGCCGATCGTGTGGCAGATCACCGAAGAGAAAATCGAGCACCGCGAAAACTACAGCATGGGCGGCGGAAACTATCTCGGGGATAGCCGATACGGCGGATGGACCGTCAGCAGCTCCACCTACGTTCCCGGATTCGCTGAGCTGTTTTCGACCGCCGCATTTGGCGGCAAGCCGAAGCGCTGACCGCCGGCCCCCCGTCGCCCCCCGTCGCCCGCGGGCGGGGGCAAACGGGCGGCCGACTTCCGACCGACCCACAACCACAACCAGGAGCCACGACGATGAACACCGAATCCGAGACCGCCCGCTATCTCCGCCTGGCTGACGACGCCAACGCCATTGGCGACAACGCAGCACGACTATGGGGCCAGCTTGAGGCCACCGAACGCGCCGCGTCCGCCGCATGGGCGGCCGCCCATCATGCCGCGCACGACGCCGGCGACAACGGTTCCGCCACCTATGCCGAAACCATGAGCAGGCGACACTGGAAAAGCGCCGAGCGCCTGCGAGTTGCATTCCACAGGAGCACGGGCAGGGACTTGGCATCCTGACCGCCGCGGCCACCCGGCCACCGGCCGCCAACGATGGCGGCCGGAAACCGGGCGGCCGGGCACAACGCCCGACCACAACCCACCACAACCAGGAGCAAAACCAATGCCCGCCTACCACGTCCCGCAGATCGACCACGCAGCCTATCCCCGACGATGCCGCACCATGAGCGACGCCGAACTTATGTTCACGATCGCCGACGCGAAGTCTGCCCTCGCCGCGATGCCCGATAGCGACAAGGCCAGCTACTACGCGGACGAAATCTGCTACGCGGCCGACGAACTGGCCCGCCGGGCCCGGGGCGGAAAACGCCGCCTCCCCACAACCAATGAAATAGCGGCCGCCGCCGCCGCGGCAGCCTGGAGCCTATGCGAAGGGCTCGACGACTGACCGGGCCGCTCGATTCGTTCCCGTGTTCTCAGACTGACCACGGACAACCATGCCGCAATCGCTTGACAGTTGGAGCCGACCGGCAACAATGTCCACCATGGCACCCAAGATCGACCCGGACAAATACGTCACCATCGGCACTGCCGCCAAGCTGGCGAACGTGTCGCGGCTATGGATGAGGAAGCTAGTGCAGAATGGGCACGTCTCCGGAATCCAGATCGACAACCAATGGTTTGCCCTACGGTCGGCGGTCGAGTCGTTCGCCGAGACAGCATCCGGCCGCGGCCGACCACGCGGCGGAAGCCACGCCCACTAGCCCACGCCAGAAAAAACTTTCCCTAACCCCTTGTCTAGTTGTTGCCGATTGGATACAAATAGACAACCAGACAACCCGCCCCGGCAACTTCGCCGGGGCGGACAACCCGCGGCCCAGGCCGCACAACCAGGAACCCAACCCATGACCCCGATCGCCCGATACCAAACCCTCGCCGCCCACCACGCTTTTCGCGGCTGCGACCCTCTGACGCAACCGATCGTCCACGCGATCGCCGGCGGGCGGGAGATGCCCCTAGAGTTTGCCATCCTCGACACCTACTACGACATCGGTGCCCCCGAGGTGGAGCACCGCTGCGAGACGATCCGCGAGGAGGTCCGCCGCGTACTCGCCGACGCTGGCATACCCATGACCCGCACGTTCACGATGATCGACGGAGGTGCCGCATGACCCCCGACATCCTCGCCCTCCTCGACTCCGGCTGCCTCATCATCCGCGTTGCCCGCCGGGAGAAACGCCCGATAGGGGCGGCATGGCAAACCAAGGCGACCAACAACCCCGACGAGGTGGCCCGGTGGCTCGCGTCCGGCTCCAACATCGGCATCCTGCTCGGCCCCATGTCGGGAGTCGTCGACGTTGAATACGACACGCCCGAGGGCCGCGACCAGCTCGCCGCCTTCGGCTTGCTCGATATCCCCACGCCGACCTGGCGGTCGGCCCGAGGAGAGCACCGGCTCTACCACTGGGAACCGTGGATGCCGGAAACCGCTGTCATCAAAGCCGACGACCTGGAGATCCGGATTGGCGGCCGTGCCGCCCAGTCGGTCCTGCCGCCCTCGATCCACCCCACGGGCATGGCATACGAATGGACAACCAGCCCGGCAGAGGTTCCGATTGCTCCGTTCCCGGCCCAGATCATGGCTCAGGAGATGTTTCGATGAAGAAGAGAAAGCCCGCCGCGACTGTGAAGCCCGCGTTTAGCCCCCCAGGCTGGGCACTGACCGAGTATTTTGAGACCGTCCAAGTGATCCCAGCCTCCGGGGTCACCGCAAGATACAAGGATGGAGAGGAGTATCCAGTCTTTGCGTGGGCACTGCAGGCCAGGTCAGAGCGTGACAGCGGAGAGGTCATAACCAGAGTGGTCGGCCTGACAATGAGCGAGAAGTCTCCCGTACTCATCGACGTGGACGACCCAATGATCGGCGGCGACATGGACTTTGATGGATACGGGTGGAGGCTGCAGAAATGACCCGCCCTACCTGGAACGACGCCATCCGCGGCCTCCTCCTCGTGAGGATCGGCCAGGAGCTAGGGACCGACTCCCGGCTCGCCCGTGCCGTCCACGACGCGATCGACGCCGTGCTCGCGATCCTCGGCCAGTGATCGTGCCATTGCCCGCAGCGTCGTTCGCCAACCAGGCGACGGCCACCAGAGATCGAGGAGCACCACCCCGATCGCCGACGTGGTGCCGCAAAGGATTGCATCCCATAGCGGGCCCGACCCTTGCCTGGCTTCCCACTGCTCGCGGACCTGTGCCTGCATAAGCAGCATTGCCAGCCGCACCGAGGCGTGATTCCGCCCGCCGTTAGCCGCGGCGTCCTCAAGGTGAGAGTGCGGCCAATGCCGCACAACCAACCTCGTGAGACCGTCCACCCGCCACGCCTTGGCGTAGGTGACTCTCGCACCCAACCGGTAGCGGACGTGCGCCTGCAGTTGGGTGATCGCTTCTCTCACTCGTCACCGCCGGGGTGGGCAGGATCCGGAGACGCAGGTCGTGCCCGACTTCACCGGCACCGGGGCCGGCGGCTTCGCCGCCATCTCCTCGAGGATCGACGCCCTGGCGGCCGACACCGCAGCCGCAGCCCGGGCCGGCTCGGTCGCGATCCGGTCGTGGTCGGCCGACAGCCAAACCAGCAGTGACACAAGCCAACGCCAGATCATGCTCATGATGGCTTTACCTCATCGAGTTTTCGCCAGATCGCCATGCACGCGACCGCACCGACAACCGACAGCACGAAGCCAGCCGGCCGATAGTGGTCGCCGCTCACGAGCGAACCGGCCAGACCGCCGGCCACCGAACCGACGACACCCACGGCAATGGTCTGCCAGCGGCTGGTCGGCTTCGCCGGCGGCCACAACCATTCGGCCACCGAACCAGCGATCCAGCCAAACACGATCCACAGAATGATCGAGAACATCACCAGCCCTCCGCATGACATACGACTGATCGGTCCCCACAGTGGGCGGCCGCATATTGCTCCTCAACAGGTCGAGGTGCCGGCTCGGCAAAAACAGTCATCCACAACCCCAGCTTCGCCAGCCGAGACACGAACTGGAGGAACGGCCGTTGCGGCCGCGGGCTGAAAGGATTCACCGGGTTGAACCCTGGCACACTGGCGGCCAGATAGCCGGCCACCAAACAGCCGAGACAGGAGAGAACGACGTTGCGTTTTGTCATGACAACACTCAGAGGGCGAGGTGGTGATTTACTGCCGGCATCTTCGCCGCGTCGGTCGGGGCCGGGGCCGGGGCCGGCTGCAGCCAGCCGGCGTGATCGAGGTCGCGATACCGGAAGCCGTCGACCGAACCGATTACGAACGAATCGCCCTGGGCGAGGATCGATTCCGCGTCCTGGCGAGAAATCCAGAAGCTCCCGTCGGGCTGGTCGGCTGGGTGCTTTTGCCCCCCCACATACGACCCCCAGCTATTGAGAATGAGGATCCCGTCGCGTGGATTTTTCATTGGGGTGGCGGAACCGGGGCCGTTGTTCGACGCGTACTTCAGAGAGCAAGCAACCATGCAGTGGTTCCAGGGTTGTGCTGAACGACGGCAGAACCCGTCAGCATCGCGATCGCCGGTTGCGAATCCGACGTTGCTGCAAATCGGGACGCACATGCCCGACTCAAGCGCGGCCGTAAGTGACTCCCAGTCCTCGCAGAGTGCGACCGACCGGGCGGTGTGGTCACGCCCCAGCTTTGCGAGGGACGACGGCACGCCGGCGTTGCCCCACTGGCGCGATCGGTCGATCGAGTAGGCCGTGAGGTCGATGTCGCCGTAGACCTGGCGATAGAGGATCCCGCCGACCGTCTGGTCCCTGCACCGCCCCGATACCCAGCGTGCCGCAGCACCGCCGTAGGAGCCGTCGGAGAATCCGGCGTTGGTCACCGGCGGCATCCTGCCGGCGGTCCTCGAGCCCCCATAGATTGGCTCGGTCGCCACAATCAGCGGGCATTCAGCCAGCCCGCCAGCGACGTGGTCGACACACTGGCCGATGTACGACCCCATGGCCCAGCCGAACGACACGCACGTCCCGGCACTGCCCTGGTTCCACGGGCCGAACGGCTTCCCGTACCGCTGCCGGTGGCAGCGGTCGGCGAACCGGTAGAGGTAGGCATCGTGACCCTTCGCCCCGGCAATGACCTCGGCCCCGGCTTGGCGGAATAGCGGCTGGTCTAGTTCGCGGAGGAACTCCCGCGTGCCCTCCGGGTTTGCCACATAGCCGAAGTTCGTCTCGACTTTGTCGGCCAGCTTGGAGACGTACCGTGAAACCACGGTCCCCAACACCGCCGCAAACACGACGAACGCGACTGCAGACCACGACCAATCACTTCGCCGCATCGGTTGCCGCCCTCCCCAGGTCGCGGTAGGCGACGACCCACGCCGTTCGCTGCTCGGCGGTCAGCGGTCCGCCATCGGTTCCCACGGCCGCGTCGAGATACTTGGCGATCGCGTCGCGGGCAACCGGTTGCCGGTCGCCGATCGAAATACCCCGGCAGCGGAGGATCCTCGTTCGCTTCCGCAGCTCGTCGACCGCGACGCCGGTGGAGAGGTAGCCGTCCGGCTTGCCGGATGAAAACTCGATCTCGTCGGCCAGCTCCGAACATAGGGCACCTATGAGCGATGCGTCCTCACTGGCTGTCTCTCCGGAGAACAAGCCGGCCAGCGACAGCGGACCGGCGTCGGGGGACGGCGTCGGCCCAGGGCCGGGGGACGCCGGCGGCATGATCCCGTATGCGATAGCCGCGGCGACCAGCGCGATGCCGGCGTAGTGACGGGGCGTGAGTTTGGCGGCGGCGGCCTTCGCCTTCGCGGCGAATGGCTGAAGGTGCGGCCAGCCCCAGGCTGCCACCGCTGCGAGGATCAAGAGAGTAGGAATCATGCGAGCCTCACGAGTGGCAGGATTTGTTCGACCGCCCCGGACGCGAGGGCGAGCACGAGGAGCCGGACCGGGCCGCGGGCGAGGCCCCAGATCGGCCAGAGAACCAGCGGCACGCAGCGGTCGGCGACGGCGTCGAATAGCCGGCCAACTCCGTCGAGCGCCGATGCCTTCTTCTCCTCGCCCGTCATGCTGGTGACAGCGTCGAGGGCCGCGACCGCTAGGTGGAGGAGAGCGACCAGCAGCTCACCGAACTCGGCCCAGGTGAGACCATCGCCAGCCGCCGATCGGGCCGCACTGATGAATGCGTCCATCTTAGTGAGCACGCCCCCCGGCGCGGCCTCGGCGACAGCGATCGGTGCGTCCGAGATCACGAGTACGTCCCCACGCCCACCGCGGTCACGTCCACGCCGTAGGTGCCGGTCACAGACGTGGCGAACGCCAGCGTGCCACCGGTGATGCCGCTGCCGTAGTCGGCGACGTGCAGTTGCCCGCCGACGCCAACACGCACGCCCGAGATCCCCGGGTGCGTCACGGTGAGGAACCCGCCCGTCGGGCCGGTCGGCACCTGGACAAGCAGCTCGCGGACGGTGGCGACGTTGGCCGTTTGCAGTGTCCCGAGCACCGAGCCGGTGATGCCGGTGGTCGACATCGAGAACCCGGCTTGCGTGCCGGTGATCGATTTCGACGCGGCGACGTTGGCCTGGCCTACGCCCGTGCCGTTGCTGACCGCACGCGAGGTGCGATCCTCACCCGACGCAGAGTAGTCAGCGGCCGCCTGCGAATCGGAAAGGGACCAGGCGAGGCGGGTAGTGCCGGCAACCGTCAGCGAGGTAGGCATTAGTGGATTTTCCCTTCGTCGTGGAGTTTGGTTACTTCGGCAAGCGTCATGCCGGAGCGGATCGCGAGGTACTCGAGGAACGTCAGCGGTCGTCGGCCCGGGGGCGTACTCGTGATCGAGCCGATGCCGGCCCGGCGTGTCGGTTGGTAGTGAACATGGCTGCCGCCCTCCTCCGGTGCCGAGAGCGGTTCACGCCCTCGGCCGGTAGTGCGAAACAGCCATTCATGCGTCTGTGCCACGTCGGTCCTCTACTGCCATTGTACGCTTGTTCACTAGTCGGTCCGGTCCATGACTTCGTACAGGCACGCGGCATACCCGGCGATGTCGACGGGGCCGTCGACAGTGGCCCCCGGCCCCCGGAACCGGGCGATCTTGTCGAGGATCATGATCGTGGCCCAGTCGGCCTCGGTGAGCGGTCGCTTCAGCACGTCGGCGAAGGCCGCGTTGACCATGCCGATCGTCCTGGCGAAGTGATGTTTCGGTCCGCCGTACTTGGGACGGCGGTCGCGAATCACCTCGGCGGTCTTTTCGCAGAGCTGCTCGGCCGGGGTGGCCTCGGTGGTCGCCGGCGGATCGCCGTCGGCCCCGTAGACCGCCCGCTCGACCGGTCCGTTCTGCCGATACTTCGCCCACGCTGCGGCGACCTCTGCCGCCGTCCCCGCCGCATCCGCCACGCCACTCGACCGTGTTGCTTCCAGCATCCGTTCCCTTTCTTTTAGGATTCTCACGATGTGTGCCGCGAGATTTCCCGATGTTCCACACCATTGCCCCATGAATCGACGCGCATCGCGGAGGGCCGTCGCGATGTACTCCTCGGAGAGCGGTTCGCGATACGAAACCTCTGCCGCAGTTTCTTGGGGCATAGGTTTCGTCACGCCGGCACCTCCATCCGGGGACCGGCGACGTGCATGGCAGCCAGCCCGCCAGCCTCGTCGTAGATGAACAACTCCATCGCCCGACGCTGGCCCAGCCAGCCGTTCACGG